ATTTCATATCCTCGGGTTTATAACTATCAGACCAACTTATATATGTTTCTAATGGTAATACAGGAGACCCTCTTTTAATGCCTAAGAGCGGATAAATAAATATCTTAGACTTTTGAAAATACTTTACATAAAGCGCATTAATTGCCATAATTTATAATTTTACATTACCTAATGCTAAATCATATGGAAGGTCATATTTTTTGTTTTCATAATGCCAATCTGCAACATGCAAAACATGTTTAAAATCACTTTTCCACTGATTTAGTGTTTGATCAGATACTTGAAAAGGATAAACTAAATTGTATTTGTCAATTACAATAAAGGTTACTTGAAGTTTCCAAGTATGTCTATCCGGCTTACCTTTTATAAATTTATCCCGTACTAGAATAGTATACATAACTGCTTGCATCCAATATTTGTAATACTCTACTGCATTAGGAAAATCTTGTATAGACTTACCAGTTGTTTTGAGGTCATTGATAAAAATTATCTTTGCCTCATTATCAACTACAACATTGTCAAGTATTCCGTGAAAACCAAAAGCAAATGTCTCATGTTCAACCTTAATGTGCAACTCATTATAGATATCAATGTGTGTGTCTTCCTTAGATTTGTCTAGTTGTAATAGTGTTCTCACATCACTATTATTCTTTAGTACTTGAACCTGTTCTTTGCAGCCATGCAAAGTTGGTTCATCTACTATTGATTTATTTAGACTATTTTTAAGGAATTCAAAATACTCTTTGTGTTCTTCAGTAAGGATCTTGTCAAGTCTTTGTTGATCAGTTTTAAGATTTTGATAAAGATTTGCTGTAAGTAGATTTGTAAGTATATCTTGTGAGTAGTCTTGTAAAGTTAATGAATTATTTGAATATCCATTATGTAACTTAAAAATAGTATCAATTATTTTTCTTGGATTATCACTTGGGAGTTTTCCCGGTAGTGATATAAAGTAATCATCATACTTTTCTGGCTCAAATAAAAGGCAGTGTAGGACCCTACCACCTACAAGGTGTGGGTCCGTACTGTCTTCTCTCTGGTTGAGCACATAATGATTATAGAATAGACCTGGTGAATAAAGTAATTTATTCAACCCACTATAACTAAAATAAAACTTGTTCTTATAAAACCTTTCTAGTTCTTCAGAACCATTCAAATGCATCATCTTGTTTTGGATTTATATTTGTAGTGATAATTTCAGGGCTCTCTGTAGACTCTTCTAATGCTATTATCTCTGACTTGAGTTCAATTCTCTCAATCATAGCAAATGCTTCTTCTATGCCTTCATCTATTAGTTCTTCTTCCTGTGCAATATCACTGCATAGCTCTTCAATTTCTGGAGAGTTAAGCTCTATAAGGTTTCCATGTATTTCAGACATATCTGAATCATTCTCTGGTATGAAATCTGGGACAAGCTCATGAACATAGTTAGTATCTAGTAACTTTGCATAATCTTCATTAAGAGTAATTGATTTAACATCAAAATAGTTATTACCACCATCTTCAGCTATTTCTTTACCATAATACTTCATTATAACATTAATTTTATCTAAATCAATTAAATTTTTATTAATAATTGATTTCATAATATCGTCAACATCAGTATTCATATAATTTTTATTCTTATCCAGATAACTAAGTAAAGACTTAAAATTAACATGACTTTTAGTACGAGATTGCTGCATAGGACTACTATGTTTTTCAAACAGCATCTCAAGATAAAGTAAACTATCATTATAATTACAGTTAGCCATAATTTCCATTGCAAGAACATGGTTATCCTCATCTAAACTTTTAAACATATCACTGATCTGTAGGAACATAGTTTCATCTATAGTAGCTGCATCATCTCCATTGATATGTTTAAGTAATTTACTTTCATCATAAATATCTATATTTAGAATTCCTGGAAATAGATCTGTATGTTCGTCATCAACAGTATAATAAACATTAGATGATCTTAGTATATTTCCTGTAATTTTATCAAGTATATCTAAACTACTATTTCTCAATGTAGATGCAGAACTATACTCAACAATTACAATAGGTTCTGTGTAAAACTCTAGAGCTTGTCTTAAGTTTTCTCTATAGTGATCATCCATTATGCCTTCGGAATTATCAACTATATCTCTTAAAAGCTGAGTATCTAAATCATAATACCAATGACTATTTACTAACTTGTCTTTAGTATTCTTACCACAAAAGACATGTGTAGCTTCATCAATGTCTCTAACAGTTTTAATACCATGTTGTAGTGATAAGTCTTTTAACTTTACTCTTGGTATATTAACTCCTGGTAGAAAATAAAGTTTATCTCCCTTTGTAGGAATATACTCTTTATTGTTTACATTCATTACTTGATCTGAGTCTCTTTCAGCACAATATAAAGGTTCAATCTTTATTATTAGCTCATTTTGATTTACTTCTACATCATGAATAAACAGATATGTTTTCATTTTTTAAAGTTTAAAAAGGGGGAATAGTTCATCCCCCTTATGTGATTAATTTTTATAATACTGATAAATGATAGGGAAAATCTCTATCTTTTAATTATTTTACAGCCATCTTCACTACGTCCTGATTCATCATCAATTGAGAGAACTTAACTTTATTACCATTGACAATCTCCTTGACCATATAGTATCTTAGATCATCTGTAAATGCATCACAGTCAGTAGTAAGTTTAGCTATCCTGTCAATAATTGGTTTACCAATTGCTCCTTTATCTGCAAGAGTAATAGAATAATTGATAATTCTTGTTGCAATTACACTAGAAATATCCGCACGGAACTCATCATCTCTACCAACAGCATGAGTAAGAGTATTCATTACATATTGCTCATCTTTAGTTAAGATATCTGCAGGACTAATGATCTTGTCTAGTTTGTTATTAATAAACATAGTAAACATTGAACTAAAATCTGGACCAACAGAACCTTCACCAATCATTTGAATAAGAGGTAACTCAGCTTCAAACTTATCAATAGAACTAATAGCATTAAAGAAAGTAGTAATAGCTCTTGGATTAACTCTTTGAGTTACCAATTCTGGATTCATCAACATGAAGTTAATACATCTACCATCTATTCTTGATTTCTCAGCCCACTTAGCCCATACATCAGAATCATATTTTAATTCAACTGATATAAATCTAGTCTTCTGAGCTACGTCTAAGCTAGTAACATTATAGTCACCATTGTCTGGATTAGTAGTTAAAATAACATGCCAGTTCTTTGGTAATTTCCAAGAAACATATTCTTGTCTATCAAGAATTTCCATAGTGGCTTGCATAAATCTTGCATCAGCTCTTGTATAGTCATCTAAGATTAAGAAACCACCTTCTCCTTTACCCTGAATCCATTCAGGAGCAGCATGTGACATTCTCTTATCTACAACTTTATAACCTTTTGCACTTGCTGCAGATATCTGAGATTCATTAATCCAAGTAGTTTTACCTTCGGCATTTGCAATTTGAAATTCTTTTACAGGAAAACCTACTAAGTCACCTAATTCTTCTAGCTGAGATAAATTCAGCTTAACAACTTCCATATTGAGTTCTTTACCCAACTGCATAATTGCTGAAGTCTTACCTAGACCAGCATCACCTTCTATATTAACAGCAACTGGTACTTTACCATCAGCTTGAATATGTTGGTTATTAGCAACCATGTGTTTAATAAAATTCTTTAACTCGTCAACATTTAATTGTACTTGATTCATACTTCTTTTTTTTATAGTTCTAATTTAATTACTTTACCTGGTAAACTTTCATTCATACTTGATCTTTCTGACAAAACCCATAAAGTATTACCTTTAGGTTTTACATCTGTATAACATTCACCATCAGTAAAATATACCAAGCTAGTATATTTCTTTTGGTTTTCGTTAAAATATTCTAAGACAGGATCAAACTCTGTCATTAACATATAAGCTTTCACTTATAACTGGACTATCCCTTTAACTCTATTGAGTCAGCTGATTATAGTCTCTGAACCTTTTTCTTGTAAATATGACTTAAAGATTTCTTTTTTTCTCTCAAGAAAAATAGTTGCATCTTTATACAGGTATTTATAAAATATTTTTGCTTTTCTATTTCTTTTATAGCTTAACTCATATATTTTACTACCTTTTGCTTGAACAAGTCTACCTGATAAATTAATTTTATCATTTACTATATTCAAGAAAGCTTTTGTACCAATAAATCTAAAATGAATAACTGGAAAAATATTATTATTTCTCCAATGCTTTTCTTTAGATATAAATACACTACCATCACCGTCAAAATAACCTCTAATAAAATGATGAACTAATTCATCATTAATTGTTGGAAACTCCATAGTTAAAGTTTTTCTTGGTACACACCCAATTTTTGCTAAATCATTAACTAAAAGTTGAGAGGTTATTCTAACATATGAATGTATTAAACCAATAAATAAACCTGACTTTTTAGTATAATCATTTATAGGTCCTTCAAAAGATAAACTTTTTTTAAACTTTTCTAAATGATTTTTGTCTTTAATACTAAGTACTAAAGACAATCTATCTTGTCCTGCTCTTTCATGGATACATCCATCTGCTAATAAAAAACCTAACCAATAAGCTTTTTCTTCATTGTCTATTTTATTAAAATAGTCATCATTTACATTATACTTTCTTTTCATGGTGGTATATATATACATCCAATTTAAGAATAATATTTCACATTTGCAAGAAACTTGGCTGCGGATTGTGCAATCTATTAATCTTTTTACTATATCTAGATAATTAGTCTAGCCC